ACTATTGTACTCATATTAATTTATCTTTTATTACTGCTTCTGCAAAATCATCTCCAAAAAGCTCCTGCCCCTTTTCAAATGGTTTTGTAAAAAACAATGTTGCCCTAATTCCTTTTTTGTAAATGCTTCTTGCTATTAAAAAGCTTAATGATTTGTTTGTAATAAACCTACCTGTTTTTTTATCCCTGCCTTTTATGCCTTTTTGTCTAATCCATTTTTCAAATGCTTTTGGTGGTGGCATTTCACTTTTATATTTAAATGGACTTGATGCTGTTCCCTCATCTGCATAATATGATTCTGCACCTCTTACACCTTTATCTACAAACTGCCCATAATAATCGCCTTCAAACTTTACGCTTGTATCTTTGATAGTGTAACCCAATGAATCAGATAACCGTTGTGAGGCATTGTTTTTACCCCTAACTAAATTATTTCTTGATTCACGTATTACGTAATCAGCATACTTTTTTAATATCTTATCAAATTCTTTCATTAACAATGTGTCATTTCATCTTTTGCTCCTATGTCAAACGTTACTGCCCATCCTGCAAGCATATTATCAAAACGTTCTGTAAATGGTTCACAGCTTGCATCCGTTAACAATTCAAATTCATCTCTGTATGGCTCTGCCTTTTGCAATACTCTTATTACCCTTGTGGCTAATGCCAGTTGCGTGTTTAATATATCTTGCCTGTTATCGTTGCCTCTGTATAAATCTGTTGTTTGCTCATTACTAATATCCACTAAATCCATAAAAAATATTGTAATGTTCATTGTTACATACTGGTTGTTTATTGTAGCATTGTTTATCATTACGTGTGCCAATGGAAATAAACTCTGCTTCTTTAAATCAATATCAGCAATATCGCCAAATGTTATTTCGTTGTTAAACGGCTCTGATGTAACTACCGTTTTAATTTTATCTATTACGTTGTAAAAACTTTTCATAATAATTTTATATATAATGGAGCATGTTCTCCTAATTCTTCTTCAATAAATTCATTTAACCAATCATGTGCTTCATCAAAATCACTATCATCTTGTTTCATAATAATATCTAAACACTTCCAATAGCTATATACTGCTCTTGCAGGCTTAACTGCTGTAACACCTAAAAACGCATCCTCAAAACCATCAGCAAGTATTACATATTCATCCTTACCAAACATCTCACGATCCATTAGTTCTTTAAGTATATCATCTCTTTGCATTGCTCTTTATTATATGTTGTTCAAGTTCTGCTTTATCTTTTTCAAATGATAAATGCATCAAACAAGTATGTAGTTTTATATTTGTTACCTCATCAATTTTCATAATATCCCCCTTGCATAATCCATAGATGGATTGATACCAACCCCATTTAATACTGAAGCCCTCAGTTCTTGAGGCAGGTCCACTTCCTCCTGTGTCGCTAAATAATTCAGGATATGAAGTTGTAATTCGTTGCTTAAATTGTAAAAAAAAACAAGCGCACCAAATACGATATCTAAAGTAATGTTTTGCAAATCGTATGCTTCTGCACTTTCATAAGGATCAATAATGTATTCTTTATCCTTTTCAAAATTAATACGCCTGTATAATACACTCATTGCTTTATGCATTAAATTCCAATCAGCAAGGTAAGTATCCAGATCAACATATTCTCCAAATGTAATATCATCCAGTTTAGGTATAAAGCCATATTGTACACCTTTGTATTTAAACCTATCAATAAACATAGGTTGTTGTTTAAACAATTCATCTATAGCTGTACATATTTTATTAACGTAATTCATCTTAATAGTTAATACCTGTTTCAGTGGTACATTGCAAAATATCTCTATCATCTTTTGTTGTAAAAATGAATCAAGTTCTTTGCCTTCTGAAATCTTTAACCACTTCTGATATTGTTTAAGTGTAATTTCTTCAAGTGATTCTGGTACTTTGATTTGTGCTTTCATAGTTATATATAATGTAAAAAAAAGTGCTTAGTGTTATGCACAAATATAAAAAAAAAGCTACTCATAGTGAATAGCTCTTTAATGTTATGAGGACTTACGCTGTCTAAGACGCGGCTGCCTCTTGTTTTATGTTTCTTATTTCGTTATTTATTCTCCGTTTTTGTATTAAAATACACTTGTTAATAATTGGATAACTTAAACGTCTTTAAGCTAAATAACTACTTTTCATATTTCAAATATAATTATAATTATTTAAATACAAAACATTTTTAAACTTTTTTTGCATATATATCTTATTTTATCTTTTCTTATCTTAATGCTTAAGCGGTGCTTTAGCCACGCTACAATTAAAACATTGCTCTGCCTGCTTTAATCATATACTCCATTTTCTTTTTATCAATGAACTTAAGATACTTAATTAATTGTTTTATTTTAATATAAATGATACTCACCTAAATGTGGATTCTGCAATTGATAGCTAACTGCATAACGCAATGCATCAAGTGCGTGATTAAAATTATCTACTGGTGTTTGGCTTTTCTTTTCTAACCAACAATAGTTGTTAAGCTCCTTTATTATATCCGTGCTTTCTGGATCTATTACTAAATCATAATCCTGTAGTAAACTAATACCGTATGTAATACTGCCCTGTCCTTTGATTGCAGGCACTATATTACAATGTGCGCTCAGTTCAGTTATCAAACGTGGTTCAGCACTATCACCAACAATTAAGTTATTAGCTGCAAACTTTTTATTCAATACTGCTATTTCACTTGTAGTTAGTTTAGGTTGATAGAAACATAACTGCACATATATAACCTTGTTTGATTTATCTATGCTTGTTTTAACTAATGTGCTTGGATCATTACTGAAACCGTAATCCTGCCCAAATACTATTTTGCCAACTTGTTTAAATTCTCCCACTATCCAATTGTCAAATATAACACCCTCTGCTTTATCTAACCAACTACCAAGTATTGTATGCTTGTAACGTTCTGGTCTGCGCTTCTGCATTGTTTCTATTTGCTTAATATAACTTGGTGAAAGGTTTTCTATGTTATCCTTGTATGTAGTGTGTATGTATGATGTATCTTCTTTAGTTATGTTTGCCCCTGCTTCAATGCCTCGTGATTCAAACCAACGTTGATATATAAAATGTTCTTTTGTTGTTGGATTCAATATTAGTATTACTCTATTATCCTGTGCTTTGTTACGTACACTTAAATCAATCTTATCAAATATATCTTCATCGTTTAATTCTTCTGCCTCATCCATTACCCAAGTAGTGATTCCCTGCAATGATTTTAAGTTTGCTGTTTGATCGCCTGATGAAGTTTTAATCCCACGAAATATAATCTTGCTGCCGTTGCCTTTGTTTATTATTTCATCACGTGTTATTTTAAACTCCTGCGCAACGTTTAACAATTCTAACTTCTCAATAAATTCTGGTATGATACTAATGGCTGCTGCTCGTAATGTGTATCTTGTAAATAGTATGGTATGCCCTGCTTGATAGGTAAGCATCAACAGTATGGTGTTTATTGCAAATGATTTACCTGATCCCCTGCCGCCTGTTACAATAAAGTAACGTGCATCTGATGTATGGAATACCCTGTATTTACTGCTTAAACTTAATTCCACTAATTAGCTTTTTAAAATCGTGGTTTATTGTTTCAGTAGTATTCATATCAACAGTATCTTTTAGCTTACCATATAGGTTATCATACAACGCATTGAACGCAGCAACATCACCTTTTTCAATTGCTTTGTTTACCATTGCCTGTACTATTAGATATTCATTGCTTTGCCATTTATCATTGCCTTCATCATCCTTTACTTGCACCATTAGGTTTAATATTTCTTTAACTATTGTGCTACGGTTCTTACTGCCTTTTGGTCTACCTTTAGGATTTCCGCTTTGTCCTTTTTCAAAATGTTTTAAGTTTTCATTATTGCTCATCTCTCATTGTATTTTCATTGTTTTTTATATCTTGTTCATATTCATTAAGATACTCTCTTAATTTATCTTCAGCTTCCTTTTTCAGCTTGTGCTTCTTGTTCTTGTTCATACTCTTTAAATAGTGTTTTCATATCGTTTACTAATTCCTTTACACAGCTTCCGCAAGTTGATGGTTGCTTATTCTGTTTAAATACTCTATTGTAAATATCAAGCAATGCAGTTTGTTCGCTTGCTGATACATTGCTCTTAACTCTTTTGAAGAATCCTTTCAGTACCATATATTCTTCTTCTGTTAAACATTCAGGTTTCTTATATGGAAATAACTTATTGAGTTTTTCTTTTCTTTTATCACATCCGCAATCAACTCCTAATTTATTAAATATGAAATCTGTTGCTTTCTTTATTCCTGTTGCCTTTGTTACCTTTTCTACGGTATCGCCTAATCCTTTACTTTTCATTTAACTTTTTTTTTATATTGTTTCTGCATTTGTTTATTGTGTTATATACTGTAACGTGTCCTAATTTAGTTTCTTTTGCCAATGATCTAACGCTATTAAATTTCTTTACATATAGTTTGAATAGCTTCCTATCAAACCAATGCATTTCTTGTAGTATTTCTTCAATTAATGTAGTTAGCTCCTCCACGTTTTCAACCTCATCCTGTACTATGTTGTTTAATACACAATTATCATCCTTTGGTAATCTGTTTTCATTATTGGCTTGGTGTTGTATTAATTGTTCTATGATTCGTTTTACTATACCAAAGTGTGGCTTGTTGTTTATTATTATCTGCTGTGGTTGTAATTTATCATCTTCTATTAAATCATATATCTGTAGATACATTTCTTGTACTATGTCCTGTGTGGTTTGTTCGTCATCTCTATACAGTAAACGATCTGCAATTAATAGCCAAGTTTGTTGGTGGTCGTGTAATATATTTAAAACATCATTTGCTTTCATTACGCAATTCATCAAGCTCTAATAATATATTAATAAAATCTTCATACCTTAATGCACAGTAATCATTTTCGTGATTCTTTGTAAATACTACTACTGGCGTTTTTAACGTGCCTCTTGCATCGCCTTCACTTTGGTGCAATGCTTTCCAGATGTTTAGCTTTTCTTGATTCTTACACTCCCAACTGTATTCTGATAGTATTCCACTTGTTGTTAGTATATCCCCTTTAATGGATAATCCCCCACTGTTTGGCGTTCTTCTTATATTGGTATCAAACTTCTTTGCAAGATCTTTTGCAATGCGTAGTTCAAAGCGTTTTCCTTTTTGATTAGCGTTTAACATTATTTATATTTATCAAAGTGTTGGCGAATAGCTGCGCCAAGATCAGCATCATTTGGATATATAGCACACAAATAATTTAAGCCGTTTTCCACAGGGTAATACGGATGTTCATATATACTATCCTTTGTTTGTCGTAGTTCGTTCATTGTCCTCTTTTTCGCCATTTGTCAATTAAGTAAAATGTTAATGTAATAGGCAGCCATACTGGTGTAAGTATCAATCCAAGTATTGCAGCTAATGTATTTTTAATTGCTTGTTTCATTTCTCAAATATTTGTTGGTACAATAGAACAGTAAACACACCTGCGAAAAATGCAAGAAATATCGCAATCAGCATTGTGTAATATATAGCGTTCATTGTTTAAAATTAATAAATTTTTTCTTTAGTTCAGCAGTTTCCTTATATGCTTTAACGTTTTGTAACGTGATTAGTGTATTCTTTTTATTTAATTCATCTATTGTTAAGCGCAATTCCATCATAGCTTTTAAAGTTGATTGCAGCGTTTCTATTGCTTCCATCTTGCTTTGTGTTACTCTGCCCTCCTTTAAACTTTCCTGTGCTTTTAATAAAAGTATTTCTAAACGGTTCTTTGCTATTGTGTAATCTAAATCATTCATCGTTTCATATCCATTGAATACAGTAATTCATCTCCAAGTTTCCTATCTAATGTTTTTATTAATCTGTATATAATTAAACTTTTTCTTTTTACCTCATCCTTTTCATCTTTTGTTGAATCCGTTCCAAGATTTGCATACAGGTTGCAATCTATATGCAGCAGTTGATCTATCTTTTGTTTATCACTCCAAGATTTATATTCCATAAACCTATCAATGTTTTCGTATTTGTATTTCATTATTTATTTTTTAAAACGTTTATTCCTCCTATTGTAAATCCTAATCCACCATTATAATCGAACCTCAACGGCTGTCCAAGCATCGTTGGCTTGCCTCCAGTTTCCTTATCCTTTATTTTTTGTACGTGTACTTCTGACATCATCCATAATTTGTCGTGTGATATTAATCTGTGTAATGTAATAAAATTATCAACACGATTTGGAAACACCTGCCCACCTTCGCAATCTGCTTTACGTGGTGGTTGTATATGCCCGTTCAATTGATGATCGTGCGGAAACACTCGCCTTGCTGCTTCTGTTTGCGGATGCATTGCAATAAACATTGTTTTGCCTGTTGAATTACAAAACTCACGTACATCATTACACACTTGATAGTTACGTTCAAATTGTGATATTCTCCTATCGTGGTTTATACCTGTGTATGGATCAATTAAACAACCATCGCAATCCTCTTTTTTAAACAACTCTAATAGTTCTTTATGGTTGTATAGT